AGCTCTTACTTCTTTTTCTAATTCAGTGTAAGCATTATTCCACTCGTTAGCATCTGCTTCATATGAGGCTAACATTTTTTCAATTGCTGGCTTAACCATGTCAAGTGTTACACTATCTCTATCAATATTTGACAAATCTTCTTCACGACCAGTGTTAGTAATTTCTTCTGGATCTTCATCAAGGTCAACATTAAATTTCTGTGATGATTCGTTCATCTCATAATGATCTTCTATTATCTCATCTATGATTGCTTCGATATTCTCGCCAATAACACCACCAAATTGATTCTGTGCAACTTCTTCCATTTGTTCTTGTATGTATTTTCCAACTTGGTCGTCGTTGCCAGATGCCTGATATATTACGTCGAATGCGTTATCGTCTTGAGACATTTCATGCACTAGTTTACTTTCAGGGCTTACAAAACCTTCTTGTATTGCACTTTCTTTTTTAAGATTATCCATTGGAACATCTAATGGTAGTTCCCCTTGTGCTGGACTCATTGCACTATCTTGTCCATATGTTAACTCATCAAATATCATATCTAAATACATAGTAGGGAAATTTGAATCTGCAAAATTATCTATTGAACTTTCTATCCAATTTAATATTATTGGTCTAGCATCTGCTTTTGGATTTTTATCTCCTGCATCTCCTAATTCGTCATACAACGTATCATCACCAAAAGCAAAACTAATTGCATCTGTTGCACCTTCACCACCATCACCCAATGGTATAGGTTTTTGCATTAAGTCTATTACTTTTTGTACTGTATCTTGGTCACCTGGTAAATTCCAAGTACCTTCAACAAGTCTATCCATTGAACTCTCGTAAACTTTAAAATGCTCCATCGGAACTTCAACCACATGACGTTCGCCACTTGTATTTTCTACAGTAGTTAATACGTTATTCTCTAAAGATTCTTTTTTATCTTTCATTTGTTTAATATACATACCTGCAAGTTTTACTGCCTTGCCTTTGTTTGCTTTAAACTCTGGATCTTCTTCTTGTTGTCCAAATACACTTCCTATACTTCCAATCTTTTCTGCCATTACTTCTGCAAAAGTTTTTACACCATCGTCTGTTGCTCTTTCACCAATGTCAACTAATATTAAGTTAAGCAAGTCGTTACTACTTCTGTATTTTACATTCTTTAAAATATTTTCACCAGGTGCTAATTCTAGTTTTTCAGGTAAATCAAATGGTCGTTCTGGAGTATCACTTCTATCTCCCATTCCCATGTTAACTTCACCGTATCCAGGTTCTTTAACATCACTGCCATACTTTGCTTCGAGGTCTTGTGCATCTTGACTCCAACTACCAATCTCTTCGCCATCTTTCATTGCAGTTGCACTGTTTACATCACCAACAACTTCTGCACCAGCACTAGTAGCACTCCTGACCCATTTACCATAGTCGAAGAATTCGCCTTGTTTCTTTTCTGTAATTTTCATTGCTTTCCCCACTACACTTAAACTATCTTGTAGTTTATCATCGAATACATTTCTAGTTAGTTTTGCTTTAAGATCATTTATATCATCTTCTGAAACTTCAATGTCTGATGGCTGATATGCTTCGAAATAATTAACATATCCTTTTTGTTTACTGATGGATTCTAATGTATTTTTTAATCCGTAATATCTACCTGTTGCTCTTTCAATTATATCTTGTGCATCTTCATTTACATAATTTTGACTTTTAACACCGCGAACAAATGTTTTAAGTTGTGACATCTCTGACATAATTTCACCAATATGCATTCCGTGTTCGTCTCTAGGATACCCACCGTTACTTACGTGTCTTGCCATTGCCCTTGCACCTGGCAAGTAGTTATTCTCAAATTTAAATCTTTCTCCTTGAGAATTTTCAATGTAAATTGCTTTTATGTTTCTGCTTCTAGCACCCATCTTATCTTCATCAACTGTTCGGTTGTGTTGTACAATTAGTTTTGCATCATTAAGATCCTGATAACTTTTTTGCTTACTTCCGTATAATTTGCTTTCCATGGTAAGTTCTTCCTCTGTTTTATTCTGTTTTGATAGAAACGCAAAATCTTTTTTATCTAGTCTTGCTTTGGAGATATTCTTTGTTTGATAATTAAGCATATTACGAGCAGAGAATTTACTTAGTCCTTTTAAGAAATCATACCATTTATTTTTAAGTTTTATATTAACATTGTCAGTTATATCGTTAGAGAAGTAAACCTTTAGTATGCCAGTATCAACTATACTAACTACTACACTGCCTAGTCTTTCTCCGTCAGCACTAAAATCAAACTCAAAGAAAACTGCTTCGCTAGGCACTAGTGTCTGCGACCCGTCTTCTCTTCCTAGGGTTAAGTTCTTAAATTGTCCTTTTAACTTACTAAATAAGTCTTGTGGTGTTGAGTCTATCATGATACTGTATTTATTACATTTTACATTATTACAAATGGCATTGGTTGCATATCGTAGTCACTTCCGTCGCTCATTTGTGTATCTAATTCAGGGAGATAGTTCTTTAGTTCGTTAGCCATTCTCAAAGAAAGTATAAGACTCATAACTAAGTCGTCTGTTTCTCCTGTTTTGGCTGCATAACTACCTCCACTAGCAACAAAGCATTTAAGTTCGCTAACCAATAACTTACTGTTAACTTTTAATCTACTACTTTCAACTAGTGTTTTTAGTTTACTACATGCAGTTATTTTACTTCTTTGTGTAGTGTTAAATCCTTTACGAAACTGTTTACTGTTGCCGTGAGCTCTACTTTCACTTAAAAATACTCCAGGAATTGCTTCTTCTCCTATTTCTGCAATAGTTACTAGTGCCGCTTCTCCTATACTATTATTCTCAACACTATAGTATACACTGTTAGCATCTTGTGTGTCTTCTACAATAAATTGTATAATTTGTCGCATTATCTGTATTTGTTGAGGTATAGGAGTTTTATTATGTCTCCATTCAGCAACTTGTATCATTGTAGGCACTTCTAGTACTTGAATTGCTGCTGGATCCCCTCCTGTTCCAAGACTAGGATCTAGTGCTACTAAGTATGTCATTCCTTGTTTAGGATTCGCATACCATCTAACAGTTCCTTGTTTGCTAATAGGGTCTTCTCCTCGCATACCTGTTAGAACTAAACTATCAACAAGAGTTTCATCATTAATAATGAATTCACAATCATGTTCACGTCTAAACCGTTCTTCTCCGATACGACCTAGTTCATCTTTTTTCCATTGTTCGTCTCTATCTGGATGTTCGTGCCAATAACTACGGTATGCTTTAAATCCGTTTACTCCAACTGCACCTGGTAGTTCATTTCCGTGTTCATCAAAATTCTTATTTGCATCTCTCCAAATAATAGCAAATTGATCTTCATCGCTGTTAGGTGTGCTTGTAATAATAGCACTACCACCTGTTGCTAGAGTAGGAGAAATACTAGTCCAAAATTCTCTAGCAATAGTGTTACGAACAAATGCAAACTCGTCACTATACAAAAGTGAGATACTTAAACCTCTTCCTGTGTTTTCAGTTGTTGCTTGTGCAATAATACGACTGCCGTTATCAAACTCTATACTACCTTTGTTATAACTAGTAACACCAGCACGAATATGATTAGGGCATAATTCATATGCATAACGTATACGTTGCATAATCTCTTGTGCACCTGCATACTTGTGTGCGGCAATAAGTATTATGCTATCAGGCACAAACATTGCTCTCCACAATAAGTAACCTGCCGCAGTAGTAGTCTTTCCTGTTTGACGAGGCAACATGTTAATGTTAAATCTGTAATTATGATATGTCTGTAGTAATCTTTCTTGATACTCGTATGGGTGGTATTTTATTTGACCTTGTACCGGATGTTGTATATTAAAATAGTTTGTTAAAAAATAAAAAGGCCCGGTTGCAGAATCTGTACACTTTGCAAATTCAAGTATCTCTTCATTTGTAAATACTTCTTGCTGGTTGGCTTTTTTTATTAATACGCCATCTAAACTTTTGCTCATACTAGTACTTAGTATACTTAATTTTAGTCTTCTTTCTTATAGATACTAAAAATACCATATGCTAATCCTGCGATTGCTACCCATTTAATAATTGGAGTTGCCATTAATGCTATTGCACTAATTGCAATTATAACTGCTCCGTCCCACGAAGTTCTTTCTATTGTTCTTGCCTTAACCCATTCAATTATAGCCATTTTCTGCTCCTTGCTTTATTTAAATATAAAACGGTGCCTAAAAAATAGACACCGTTTAATAAAGTATTTTTTAAGATTAATGTATCTTATGATTGTGCAAAAACTGATGTGCCGTTAACGACAGAAGTTCCTGAACTCTCTAATCTTGCTTCGAATCTCCAAACTGATCCGTTAAAAGTGATGATAGCATAACTACCTACACCAGGACCTGCATTAGTTAATCCAACTAAATTAGCAAAGTCATCAGCAGAACCGTCAGCGAGATCAACTGCGAAGTTTAGACCTACTAAACTACCTGTTGCGCCAACTGGTTTGTATATTGCTGATTTAGCCATATAAAACTGACTAGCAGTACCAATTTTCATAGTTTGACCGTTACTTCCTAACACATGGTATTCAATGATAATAACATCACCTAATGATGAATTAGCATATGTTGGCATAGTTACAGTTATAGCATTACCATCAGCCGGTGTCATATAATGTGTACCTGCAGCCAATAATATATCACTACCGTTTGCTAACTGTGTTTTAGCAGTTATACTTGCTCCCATCAGTCCAGTTGGACTGGCTTGAACAACAGAATCTTGTAATAATCTAACACCACCTGCTGTTGATCCGTCTGAAATTTTAAAACTGTTTGTGGAATCATCGAAGAACAAGTCTCCGTCTTTTCCTGTGTGTGCTCCAATTGCTTGGTTAATTACTTTGCCACGAATTTTTCTTAAAGCCATTTTGTTTTCTCCTTTAGAGTTTACGACGTCCTAGGTCTACAGAGTTTAGTCTCCATAAGTCTCACACTTTGGTGAGCACATAGTATTTATTAATCTAGTCACTAAAATAGCACCTAACGGTGCTATTGAGTTATGTTTTAATTATTTGTTTTGGTTGTTTAGTTCTGCAATGAATTTATCATATTTTGTATAAAAACTTTCATAAACATCATCAACCTTAAGTGGTTTAACATTCATTGGATTGTCTCCACCTGCGGCTGCTGGATAATGTGTCTTAGGACCGTTTAGTCCTCCACTTAAACCAACCATCTGTTCTTCTGAATCGCCGTATTCTTCGTTAGGCTCATTAGCATACTCTTCGATCTTTTCTGCATAGTTTTCAAATCCTGCTAATTGTAATATGTCCTGTAGTTCTTGTACTGGAACTTCTACACTTGCTTCTTCTACACTTGCTTCTTCTACACTTGCTTCTTCTGCACTTGCTTCTTCTACACTTGCTTCTTCTACAGACTCGTTCATATAATCAGTCATAACCCAATCTTGGAATTGTGTCATTCCTTCTAATGCCTCCATGTCTTCGTCTGCTACTTCTGAACCGTCTGTGTAAAACACAGGAGCATTTACCATAAAGTCTCCATTACTGATATCTTTCATATCGTAATCTAGTTTATTCATATCAACTGCTTTGCCTTTAAACATAATCTTGTCGTCCATATTTTCTTCTTGGACTTCTGTTTCTATTACACTTGCTTCATTAGTCGCACTTTCTACAAACATTCTAATCATTTCAGCATTGTCTTCAATGTCATCAGTACCTGTAATTTGCTCTAACTCTTGCATGTATGCTTTAGTAATAGGCATCTCGTCAATAAATGACATTGGGTCGTCTTCAAATTTATCTTCACCATATTTTTTTATCATTACGTCAACTTCATCTTGTTCCATTGCATCTGTTGTGATACCACTATTCATCGCCCACTGAACGTAACCTTCTGGAAGGCTATCACCATTCCTGCCAATATAGTTTTCATATTTTTCTACCCAAGAAATCATATCATCTTTTCTATCTTCTTGTACTGGAACTTCACTATTTTCTTTAATCATAATGTTGTTACTACTTGAACCCATAACACCACCTAAATAAAGCATACGATCTAATTCTGTTTCATCAGATTCTACATCTTCATGCACTTCTTCAACAGATGCTTCGTGTACACTCTTGTCCATCGACTCACCTACACCACCTAAGATTTTAAGACATTTTTCACCTACTTGTAAAACTACAGCTGGGTCTTCATCAATCAAATCTCTGATTGCGGTATAACAACTTAATGTTGCATCGTCAGCGTTCAAATGCATAGAGGCAAAGACATCGCCCATTTCATCTGCAATGTGATCATTGGCAGTAAAGCCGGAGTTTCCGGCTTTATCCATTAAATAATCGATATCAGCAATTAACCTATTTTTAAGTTCTTCTGCACTCGTTGACTTAGCGGCTTTTATTTCTTCTTCACTGTAAAGATTAAGCTCTTCCATGTCTGTAATTCTATCCACTTGGTCAAACGCTTCGTTTACACTTTCGTTCATTTTATCTTTAATTTCTTGTTTGATCTCATCATACTGATCTGCCATGCTAGGATATTTTTTTGCAAATTCTGCTTTAGTCATGCCCTCTTCGACATCCTGCATCATGTCTTTTACGGCACTTTCTTGAACAGTTTCTTCAGCAACTACACTATGAGTTTTACCTGCAGCAACAATACCTGCTTGTATATCTTCGTTATCGTAATTCTCTGCTATTTCAGACAGTTTTTTCATTACATCAATCATATGCATTTTATTTTCCTTCTTTTGCAAATTCGTATTTACGAGTCTCGATAGTTTTTAACATGTTCTCGTTATATTTGTCGCCGTAAAGTGAATCAACTTTAATTTCTTTTTGGTCTTTATATTCTGCATCATCTAATTTTGCAGTATATACTTCACCTTCTTGTTCTAAAGATTCTTCTCTAGCGATTTCTTCAGGATGATCTTTATTAATTACAACTATCTCATTTGGTGCTATGCCAACTGCATGTTTAAGATATTCATATAACACATGTGCAGTAACTGGATAGTTAACCTCCGCATCCATTATATAAACCTCTGCATTAGTTAATGTTTGAAAGTCCATTGGATGTTCTTGGATAGGAGTTTTCTTAGGCTTACTAAGACTTTTTAAATCAAATTTTCCAAGTGCATCTTCTAGCATATCCATAACTTCGTCTTCAATCATATTTGCTATTTTGATTCTAAAGTTATAAGTTGTGTCACTTTCTGTTAGATAATGTTTGAAAGTTTTCATAGTTGTCATCCTTTATTATAGTGTATTTATACATTTTTGCCTAGAATTTCGTTAAGAAGAGTATTACGATCTACTACCATTCCTTGTCCATCTGCAGGAGTATCAGGGGCATTTTGTTTATTTTTAAGATCTAATGTTGCTTTTTTGATTTGCAAATCTACCATTTTAAGTTTTTTATTAACTTTATTAGTTTTAGCAGTCAGTGCAGTATCTAACATTCTACTTGCGTTATTAAATATCTCTCCTGCAAACCTAGCCTCTACATTCATTCCTAAGTCCATTAAGTCTTGAAAGGTTTGTCTAGCAGTTTCAGCAATGTCATCTAGTTCAGCATCTGTAGTTTCTAAATCTCTTACAGTTGGTAATGCGGCATCAATCTTACTAACACTATCTAATGTAGTGTTAAGTTGAGTTATCGTAAGTGCTTCTTTTGGTTGTTCATCTACTGAATTATCTTCGTCTTCCAAGTCAAACAATTCTTCTAATTTCTTTGTCATGTGTCTCTCTTAAACAATCTCTACAAATACAATCATTATATTCATAGTTGATTTTACCCTTAGGTTCTTTATGACACCAGCAAACATGCCATCCTGATGTATCAGGGTTACAAGTAAATTCTTTATCACACAATTCACATGTTTTATACATTATTACTTATGCTAATTAAAATAGCGAATAATCGTTCAAATGTTCTAACAGTTGTTCTTTACTATTATGCATCATTAAATGTATAATAGATAATTCTTTTCCTTTTTCAACTGATGGTTGCAAAAAGTTTAGTTTTACTTCTTTTTTTGCAAAGTAATCTTTATCATATAACTTATGAGTAAACCCACCTGGTCCGTTAATATAATAATTACTATCTAACATTTTTGTTATTTTTATTAATCTATCACTTGCTGGCTTTATTCCTTGCGTCTCTGGACTTAATGTAGAAGATTTATAAAAGTCTTTTTTAATATCTAAAAAATCAAAAAATTGTGTAATACTGTAAATTGCAAAATCACTAATGTATTGTGAGTGAAAATCAAAAACAGTTGTTACATAGTCCATGCCTTGTGTAAGAAATTTACTTTTTTTATATGTATGTTCTAGTTTTTTGTAAAAGTTTTTTTTAAATTTTTCTATATCTAACACTATCGTATCTTTTATTAGTGTGTTCTGACTTTTATTTTTTATAGGTATAATAAAATTATAAATTTTATCATTAATAATTATTGTGTTTTTATGTATAAATGCTTTGTTGTTAAAATTTACGTCGTCAAAAAACACAAACTTATCTGCGGCTTGAATTAAGTTTAATTGTCCTATATATGGAAAGATATAAGGTTGCATGATTGCAACTCTAGTTTCATTTAACATATAATTACTTATCTATGTTTCTTACCTTGGTGAAATATATCTGATTCGGTAACAATTCTAAAATTTAGTCCTTGTCGTTGACACCATTTAGACGCCGCTTCCCATTTAGCATGGTTAATTGCTATTGCTAATCTATCTCTTTGGCTAGTTTTTTCTGTAAGTCTTGTTTGTCCACTTGGCTTTATTTCAATAAGTTCAGCACGTTTTTTGCCAGTTTTATTCTGATAAACAATAAGAAAATCAGGAACATATATAGTTTGTTTTCCTGTTAATGGATTTCTGTAAGGTATCTTAACTGATTCACTTGCCCATTGTATTACACTTGGATGATTGTCACAGAAACGCATAAAAGCATGTTCCCAACTACTTCTATAAGTTGGTTTTTTAAGTCCAGCATACTTGTTAGTATTTGCTATTTCGTATAAACCTTTTGCCCACTTGTTAGCCATAATTAGGCTTTAACTTGTTGTGATACTCTAGCCGGTACTTGTTTAACGTTTACATAACCTAACAGACTGGAACCTGATCTACTACTATTTAAAAGTAAAGGTACACTAAGCCTAGGATCAGTACTTTCGAATTTACTAATAACTTCATGAGCATAGAGATTTAACTCATTTATTGAGTCTAGTATACCAGCAATAAGTGCTGCTGCTGCTTGTTCATTAGGCGTTCGACGGATACAAAACGACTTAACAAGTTCATAGTCGTTGTCTGTAAACTTTCCTTTGGGACTGAACTGTGTGGAAAAAAATTCGTTGACTCTGACATCTACATTATCGTTAATATTTGTTATAGGTAAAGCAGTGTTTTGTGTTGTCATTTGCAGTATTCCTCCCAATATTTTAATCTATCGTTATACGGAGTTCTTTCTTTATCGTGTTTCTTTAATATTTCTATATAATGTTTATAGTCGATTATCATGTGTAACTAATTCCAGTGCTAGAAGATTCTGTTTCTACAGAAGTAGTCGAACCTACACTAGTTGTATTACTAGTTGTTATGGTTGCTGGTACAGAATTAGTTCCTCCATACTCTAAAGATTGTCGACGAGTTAGATCAGATATTTCTTTTTTAAGAGATGAGTTACTAGGATCGTTATTAAGTAGTTGAGTTAAATTTGTTATTCTATTCTGTATCTCTATTTTTTTATTGTTTCGTGTGTTAGTACTATTAGTCAAGTCTTTTTCGTCAAAGTCACTTAATTTTCTGATACTGCCAGCACTACGAGTTGTGTTAGGTACAGATTTTCCATTACCCATACTGAACGGATCAGAAAAAAATGAACCTGCTACATTAAACGCAGTATTAAATATATTACTTTTGTTACTTGTTACCACTCCCTGCGGTGCACTATTATTAAATGAAGAAGTCCTGTCAACTGGTGTGCCTATACCACTTAGTGATTCTCCTGTTTGTACACGATTATTTCCAACTAACGCAGTAGGAAGTATTACATCGGTTAACGGATTTTTACCTCGTAATATACTGCCAACCGCTCTTTCTAAGTCTTTTTCAAATACTCTGCCTAAGTCTGCATCTTTCGAATTATTAAATATAACCGCACCTTTAATTACTGCACCCAAAAAATTACCGTCGAATAAATCTTGAGTGACAGTATTAAGTGCATCAACAAGACCTCCTTGATAAAAGATACTATCAGTAACTCCGCCCCCAAATACACCTAATGGACTTGGACTATTATCGTAGTGAACATCAGTAAATCCTTTAGGATTTATGTTGTTTACAAATCCTGTTGCATACTTCACTGTTTCGTATTGGATGTTCATAGTATGTTGCATTAAACTACTGTTAGCATACGAATGAGTATCGTGCCCAAAAGCATTTATTATAGGATTAATTAATGTATATTCTGCAAATCTTTTTTGTAACATTGAATAGATTCTAATGTCTTTAAAAAATCTTTGATTTCCATCACTAAATCCAAACTCGTTGCCTCTATATCCACTGTATCTGTCATTGGTGCTATAGGCTCCGTTGCCTATGGCATATTTACTATCGTTATAAAAGAAATTTGCGTAAGTGTGCAGTACACTTCTTATAAGATCTCTTTGATCATCATGGAATACAACATTAACAGGGTTATAATTTAATTTATGCTGACTATGCACTTGTCTGTTATACTGGTTGTGTGTTTGTACATCGATATTAAAACTAGGTAAATCAACACTTTTAACTAACATGTTCATTTCTAATTTGTCTATACTATCAAATAATCTTGCAGCCTGAGGCGTGAGATTAAATACAACATGAAAAAGGTTACTGTATCGTGGTTGCAACTCGTAATTGTTATCTATAAACAAACGAGATGCATGTTGGAAATCTTTTATTTGGTCGCCTTGAGATAAGGCATTTAGTATTGAGTTAACACTAGTCATGGATTACCTCCTTAACCGGTTACAGTTTGACCTATTGCTCTCGCAACAGTTGCTCCAACACCGTCACCAATTGGACTCTGAATTGCATTATCATATCTAATACTTGCAGTAATTGTTACTGCTTCATTTGATGCATAGTTTAAGTCGTTATAGTTTACGTTGGTTAAGAAACAACCATATAATTCCCATGTTTCAAGAACATTAGCAACACTGGCTCCATTGCCACCGTCTAAAATTTCAAATCTTGTTACAAATTTATAGTCGATGCCTGAAGTTGCACTAGCCTGTTCCATGAAGTCAAATTGTTTCTGAACTTGCTCGCCTAACAATCTGCTAACTGATCCGTTAACGTCGTCTCTAAAGTTAACTGATATTGGATCCCAACTATGTTTTCCTGCAACATATGCTCTACTATTGTAGATTGGAATTTCAATTTCTTCAAATGTTAAGTTTGGTCTTGTTATATCCATAACCTGTTTAGTTAGTTCTGTACGTGGAGTAGACACACCTAAGTTCTCAAACAAAGCACGGAAGCGATATTTAAGTTTTGGCATAAGCAAACCTTGCGAGTTTGCTGATTGATCACTGTCTAATGGTACAGTAAATTTTGTTAGTGATGAAACTGACATATTGTCTGCCTCCTTCTCTGTGTTATTTTATAATAATATTTATCAAATATCTTTCGTAAAAAATGGGTGGTATTTGTAGTACCACCCATTAATTTCGTTATTTTAGGTGTCTAAAACAGTTATACTACTGCACTTGCACTAGCAATGTTGCCTGATTCAATTTCACCTGTGTTCTTAAGTCTAATTGGAATAAAAATAAACTCTGCAGACTTAACTGGCTCAATCGCTATATCAACATATAGTTCATTACGATCAATTCTAGTATTAGTATTGTTCGTTTCGTCACAAACTACTAAGAAATCAAATATACCACGTTTTGAAACTAAGTCATTCATGATTTGTTCTACTTGTTGTTTTAGTTCGTCTCTTGTAATCTTGTCGTTTGGCTCGAATACAAATCCTAATGCAGTCGATTGTAATACACCTCTTAAATATCCAACTAGCCTAGAAACATTAATTCTATCTAAACTACTAGTGCTTGCTGCTCTAGTCTTGTTACCATAGTTCAAAATTCCTACGCCATTAAAGAATGTAATCGGATTAACTCTATTTGAGTAAAGTGTATCTCTTAAACTTTCTCTAACATTGTCTGTAACAAACTCACCAGTTGCAGCATTAATATAACCAATTGCAGTTACATTATCAACTAAGCCACGTCTTGTACCTGCTGGAGCAAACCACTGGAATGATTGGTCATCACTTCTACTAATTGTTCTTAGCATCATGTGACTTGCCGGAACAACGATAGTATTTCCACTAAGGTCATTTGTTTGTCCTGCTGGATAAAACACAGCTAAGTACGGATCTGCACTTACTAGTCCATCTTCACTATTATCTGCGGCTACATTAGTATTACTTGCCCAGTTTTGAATAGCAGTACTTGTTCCTTCTAATCTCATACTTGTGTCACCAACCACAAATGCAGTATTGCGTCTGTCGTTGTTTAATGAAACCATGTTACTTATTAACTCTGGATAACCAGGAGATGCAATAATATTAAAGTTTCTACTATCTTCTCTTAATGCTTCACTATTATCAATAGCCGATTTCAATGCTGCTACTACAACCTGTCTAACTGCTTTTCTGCCTAGGAATGGTGAACCATCACTTCTGTTACCACTTACTGTTACCCATGCATCCTTTTCATTTGGAAGTGTTGGATAAAGTGTAGTATCTGAAAAGTTAGTTCTTGAGAAATAATTACTTCTATACTGTTTTACACTTAGACTACTACGTCTTGTATTAAACAATAAAGTACCTCTAGCAAAAAGTGTAGGATCTGGAACATCTAAATCTACAACACTAAGACTCTGTAACGCAACTATTGTAGGAATAGTTCCTGTTACTATATCAGTAGTTGTGTCTGACATAAATCTTGCATCTGCAAAAAGTATACCGTTCTCAGTCAATTGGTCTGTGTTATCAATTAATACCCAAACATTTTCACTGGCTGCGTTTACTTGATATCTATAAACTTTAGGATAATTTTCTAAATCACTAGTATCAATCCACAAATCTCCTGTTACCAATGCAGTTAAATCAGTTTGTACAGTTGGTTCAGTTACACTCATAATTGGGCCTAACGGATCTGTGTTTGATAAGTTAAATCCTCTAGCATCACTGGTTACCGTCTTATAACCTTTCCAAGTACCGCCATTTTGTATCAGTATGTCTGCTTCTGTTCCGCCATGAAACCAATTTCTATTGTTTACTGGATCTGCGTCTGGAGCATTTATACTTGCAGTATAAGTTGGAGCAACCCAGTTACTTAAAATTAAGTCACTGCTATTACCTGCTCTAACTTGTCCAGTTGTAATTGCAACTACAATACCTGCAGTTGTTAATGGAGTACCGCTTGTATTTTTTAATATAATCACTCCACCTAGTGTGTGTTTAATTTTTATAGCACCTGTACTAAGTATTTCTGCACTAACGTTTGCTACATTCGCAGCATTAATATCACTTGCTAGTGTAGTTAATGTAGTGCCACTTAGTACAACTGTTACAGCACTAGATAATGTTGTACTATTTGCTATACTTGCTTGAATAGTAAATGTATTACTAGCAGTCAAACTTGCAGTTGTAACATTACCAGTGACTTCTAAGTCTCCAATAGCAAACCTTCTAAACAGTTTATAAGTTATTGTATCATTTTCAGACACATCAAATTGTGCATAGTATGTACCTACTGCTATATTCTCTCCACCGAGTACATCATAGTTCTTAAGAGCAGTGACATCGTTCTCATAAAGAGGAACACTTACACTGTCGAACGTTGCAGTTGTTGAATTAAAAACACTTACATCTAGTAATGCACCAGTGTTGGTTGCAGTTGTCTTTTGCCAAATACTTCCTGATGGACGAGGTGTTGTGTCTGTTGATTTAAATTCTGGAACACTATATGTTGCACTCTGTTGTATTAATGGTCTTGCGAATGTACCAACAGTTAAACCTGCTGCTGTAACTATTGAGCCTGTTGCATTTGCAAGAATAATTTTACCATCAGCAACAGATCCGTTAGACTCTGCTAAACTAGTTGCATAAATTTCTATTTTACCGTCTACTGCGGCAGCAGTTACACCATCTATTGAGGCGTTGTTAATGCTTGTTGCTAGGTTAGCACTACTTGTTCCACTTAATGTAACAGTTGTGCCGTTAATTACTATTGAATTACCATTAACTAACGTAGGATTTGCGATTGTTCCAGTGATTGTTGGATGTGCAATTTGCCATGCACTTGATCCTACTAGTACCCATGCATTACTTCTGTTTTTGTAGTAAAGTGGATTGGATATGTTAGTTGCAACAATAGCATAGTCGCCGATAGCACCGATTGATGTTAACGGAACACCGCTTGAAAGATCAGTTGTTGCTGTAATTACTGTTGGTATTTTATTTGTAAATGTTCCTGCAGTTAAGTTCCATTCAAATATACCCCAACGAGTATCAGTGCCTACATCAAACCATACTGTTCCGTTTACCGGATTTCCTGTTGGTCTACTAGCACTAGAAGTTAATGTTGCTAAATCTACATCTGCTCTTGTAACGTATGCTCTGTTACTCGATCCAAGTAAACTGTATGCAGCCATTAAGCCGAATTCGTTAATTTCATGTCCATTGATAGGAGTTCCACTTGCAGTTTGGTAAAATAATGGATTACCAAATGTTGAAGTAAGTTCTCGTTGACTACCAATTAAGTATGTGCTTCCTGCATTTGCGGAAGTTGTTCCTGCCGCAGTTCCTGTTCCGGTTCCGCTTGTCTTGTCTTGGGCTGTTGCTACTATTATTGCTGGTATCGTTCCTGTTGCACTTGCAACATAGTTGGATTCATCAATGACTGTAACTTCTACGCCGGGTGATACTAGTGCCATATTATTCCTCATCCTTTAAAGTAAAGATATTATTATAATATATTTATCCAATAGTTAATAAAACCACCTAAAAACTACATACCCTTTAAAGGTTCGTTAAATAAATACATGTATGAGACCGTTATGTTATATATGCAATATCACTCCTGTTGCTGTAAATTATCATCGAGAGGATAAAATTTATTACAGAAAACTATGTGATAAATGTGAAAGAAAGAAAAAGAAAGTTTCTTTACATAAATCGCCTAGATGGAAGTTGGCAGGTTATAGAAAAAAGAAAATGTGTGAATACTGTGATATTAAACTGCCTATGATAGAACAACTAGTAGTATTTCATGTTGATTCTAATCGACAGAATATAAATGTTAGTAACTTAAAGACAGTCTGTTTAAACTGTAATTTTGAGTTGTCTAAGACTGGGTGGGTGCAAGGAGATCTGTTAGAAGATCATTGACAACGTTTTGTAATTCGTCAACAGTTCCGTTGTTGGTTATTAAATAGTCAGGAGTGGTTCCTACCCAACTGTATTCACTAGAATGTATATCAGGAAATAAAACTGGCATTTGTTCAGCATCAGTAACTGCTAAGTTCCACCATTCAGGATCCTCATCTCGTTTAACTCGAACAATCTTTCCTCCAAGTCTGCGTATCATTTGTACTTCGTTTGGAAACCTTGCGTCTGTTATTACTATATTATGTGTTGCATCTTTAATACGATTTTCCATAGTTAGTATCCAAATGTCTTGATGCCAATGATTTCTAAATACTTCTGATCCTATTAATTGTAGTGCTAGTCTGGGAGTAAAGTTAGGAATACCCAATCTCTCTCCCCACCATTTATCCTCTGCTTCACGCCATATTCTACTTTGGGCAGTAATGCCTTCTACTAATTCTCTATCCCAATTAAATATCTTAGCAGTAGCATCTTTAAGACTCGAGGCAAAACTTTCGTGCTTAAAGTCTTGTTCGACAAGCATATCGCCGACAGTTCCTTTGCCGCTACCAATTAGTCCACATATCCCTATAATCATATTTTTGATTCCGTATTGTATCAAGTTTATCTGTGAATGTCTTAAACTTTGTGTTATCTCTGTAATCTGTGTCTAGTTGTACTATTAACGATTTTAAAACTTGAATTGCATTATAATAATCTTCAGCTCTTTTACTATTACTAAGTTTTACAATACTACGATTTAACTGTTCTGTCAAGTAATTTCTAAATTCTTTTGGAAGTACACATGGATTTAAATGTTGTGGGTAGTTACATATATACATATCTGCCCCATAAGCATCCTGTTCGTTTTTTATGATGTAATCTACTAAACTTTCAACGTAAGGAACACTATATGCACTAAGAACAGTGTTATACATTACACTACATTTTAAAGATAATATCTTTTGAATATTTTGATCTATTGTTTTCCATATCGATCCGTATCTAATATATTCTGCGGATTTGCCTACTGCATCTATACTAAGTGTAATATGTAAGTTATGAAATCTTTTTGCATACTCTAAAAACTTATCGTCTATCATACTTGCATTTGTTGTAATAAGCAGATTTATATTAGTATCACATGTATCTAGTATATCGTAGAACTGTTTAATATATGTAGGTTCTCCGCCGGTAAACATAAGTTTTTTTATTTTAGGAATCATTTCCTTTATGTCATTGGATATTTGTTCGGTGTGTTCAACATAGTTTTTATCTAGAGAATACCCGTAGTAGTCTTTTAAGTTATGTGCATTGCTTTCTTTTGAAATTCTACTACTAAAAATAGGCTCGCAACTTCTACATGCAAAATTACACTTATTACTAAGTCTTAAATCTACATATTCAACGTTTGGTGTATCTGGTATTGAATATTCATTTAGACTGCGTTGCCTTAAACTTATCTGATTATTTTTCTCTTGATACTTGCAAGAACTGCAACCTTTGGGCCACATACCGTTTTCAAGTTCAGTCCTCACAGTTGCAAGTTCTTTACTATTCCAATATTGTAAAGGTGTAAGGGTACTACTTTCGGTAAAATCACAACAAGGCTTTGTGAAGTTTTGCCCAATAAACTGGTGCATGTAAGGTAACGGACATTTGATCAATTTATTAACCTATAATGAATGAAAGTGGATCAGATCCGTCAACATAATTTCTCAAGTCTTCCTCTAGTTGTTGCATCTCTGCTTGGGCTTCGGCTTTTAGAGTGTCGCCATTCATACTTGTACCACCTTGTGGTCCTGCTATAGTACTAAATTTACTTCTTGCTTCGCCTAATGTAAATTTAGCCAATGCTAATGAATAATCTTGTATCCAAGGTTGTGTTTGTTTATCTTGTAGTAAGTTACTTTCTGGTCGATCATTGTATACCCAAAGAATAACCTTTTCTCCGCTATCATTAAATTTTCTTA